CCGATTCGGCTACCGCAGTACTCGATCACCACATTGAAGTTGCTGCCTTCGCCGCGGTCGATGCGCTCCTGTTCCTCCCAGAGCCATTGGCCCACAGGGCTGTCGAACGGCACCGTGACATCGATGGTTCCGGTGTCGTTCGACGGGATCGCCACCGATGTCCCGTACTCGTTCCGGACCAGGTGCTGTAGCCGCATCTCGCCGTCGAAGAACAACATGGTGGGATCGGCCAGCCGCATACGCTCTTGCTTGCGCGCCTGCTCTCGGGTGGCGGTCCAGATGGCGCGGCACTGTTCCTCGAGGGTCAGGCCGAAATTGATCGTCGTGACCGGTGCCGGCATCTACTGACCTCCGATCGGCAAGGGCCACAGCCGCGGCTGGACAAGTTGAACCATGGCCCCGCCCGCCGGTGCGCCCGTCACGCTCACGGGCAACTGTGTGGGCTGTGTCCACGGCGGGATCTCGTACTCGAAATACCGGCCGGGAACGGGCATTTGACCAAGCAGATTGGTTCCGTGCGCGTCGCGGACCATGAGCTGTTCAGGGTCCAGGTCCACGGTCGCGCCACCCTGCACGGTCCCGATCGGCGGCATGAGGATGTCCCGCGCCGAGTCGTCGCGGCCGGTGCGCTTCGAGGTGCCGAGCACGCGGCGATGCTTCGGTCCCTCCCACGATCGATCCGGAAGCGTCCATGTGCCGCGGGTCAGGATCCATTTGTGGTTCATGGGAACTGGCGTCGGGTTCGAAACCGTGATGAATCCGGATCCGGACGTGCTGGACGTGGACCAGGTGGTGACCACCGGATCCTCTTGGTAGAAAGGCATTCCCGCGCGCAGCGGTAGGGAGGGGTTCGCGTGGTTGCGCATCAGGGGATCGATGCCCGGGTTGAAGTCCTGCTGCTGCCACAGCTGGACGTTCAGCCAACGATCCGACTTCGGCGAGATCACCTGGAGCCGAGGGAGCACCGCGTCCCAGTCGTAATCGTCCTCGCGGAAGTCCACGGCCTGAAAGAACTGTGAGATCAGGGTTTCCTGGTCGCCGTCGGGGACGCGAGCGGAGACCAGGTGGAACCCGAGCTTCAAGTCTCGCGGGTCATACCAGCGGCCCTTCATCTTGCCGCCGACCTGCCGAGCACCCGATGCCCATGCGGTGCGCGTGGGCGGGACGAATAGACCTTCGATCTGGTCCTTGGCGAAGTAGACGCCCTCGCGCCCTGCGCCTTCGCCGTGTACGTGCCAGGTCGATCCGTCGCACCCGTGCAGGATGATTGTCAGGCCCTTGCGATCCGCCACAGGTCAGCCCCTTCCGTTGTAGCGGCTGGACGCGGCAACCTGCTGCGCGTTGATGTTCTTGATTGCGGCGGTGAGGATCTCGGACCACTTCGAGGACAGCTGGGAAACGATTTCCTGTACCGCGCCGCCCGAGGTGCGCAGGCCCATGGTTCCCAGTGCGTCGCTGAAGTTCTCGGACAGGAAGTTCTGCCCGGCGCTCTGGAGCTTGGAAATGCCCGAGTCCCATGCCTGCTGCACCGTCTGCACTTCGCCGGTGGAGGTGGTGCCGCCCCCGCCGGTGGTGTCCACGCTCGCAGGGGTCGCGCCGCTGGTGTCCGCGTTCGGCGTAGTGGTGGTGCCGAAGTTCACGACCCAGACCGGCGTCACGCCGGCGGGAACCTGCGAGGCGTCGAAGGTTCCGCCGGTGCCCGTGCCGCCGCCAGCAGTTCCGCCGCCGGTGCCGAGGCCGCCGCCGTTGGTGCCGCCGACTCCCACGCCCGCCGCGCCGGTGCCGCCGACGCCTACGCCCGCGTCACTGCCGCGCAGCAGGGCGGCCGGAATGTGCATGAACTGGTCGAACATCTTGTTGTTCGCGCCGACCGGGCCGCCGATCACGACGCCTTCGGCGCCGTTGGCTTCGACGTTGGTTCCGTCGCTGAGCGTCATGGCGGTGTGCCCGCCTGCTGCTCCGTTGGTCGTCCAGCCGACCGAGATATCCCCAGGCCCGCCGAGGCCCGCGACCGCGCCACGGGCGGCCAGCCACTCGCCCTCGTTGCCGGTCGCCATGCGCGACTCGAACGGGTCACGGCCCAGCGCGGAATTCACTGTCGCCGAGACCATTCCGGAGCAGTCCATAGCCGAGGTGGAGAACCCTCCCAGCTGGTAGACGGCCGGGTCCACGCTCTGCGCGAACGCCTTGCCGGGCACGATGCCGCCCGCGGCCATCGGGGTCAGCTGGTAGCCGAACATGCTGGCGACCTGGCCGAGCAGGTCCGTAGACCGGCCCCGTTTGGACTGGTCCAACGGGATGTACGCCTCCGGACCTGCCTCGCCCCACAGGATCGCCTTCGTACCGTCGGCGATTCCAGGCTGACGGATACCGCCGTCGGCGTAGTGCACGTAACCGGACTCCGGGGAGAAGTCCGGGGCCTTGTAGTTCGGATTGTTCTGGCGCGCAGCGATTCCCGCGTCCACCCGCGACCAATCGGCCATCATGCTTACCGTGATCGATTTCTTGCCGGTGTTGGCGAGAATGAAGGCATCGATCTTGGCTTGCCCGTCCTCGGTATTGGCCGTCACGATCACCTTGCCGTTGGGCAGAGTCGTGACCTTCAGGCCAAGGGCCTCGAGGCGCGCCGTCGTCTCCGGAGTGTTGTCCTGAAGTTCGATCGTGTGGCCGTCGGGCAGCGTCGCAACCGTGGTCCCTAGGGCGCGGAAAACCTCCTGGGACATCTGGACGTCCTTGATGTTGTCCGCGATGGTCTGCCCGAACTGCTGGAGCTTGGGCCGGGCGGTGTTGTCGATGTCGTCGGCCAGCTTGCGGGCGGTGTCGGCCGCGCCGTTGAACTTGTCCTGAAGGTCCTCCATGCCCTTGCCGAGGTTCTCCAGATCCTCATTGCCCGTGAGCTTTCCGAACAGCTCGGCGACCTTACCGAGCGGCTGCATGAACGACTCGAGGGTCTGGCCCGCGCCTTCAGCGAACGACGCCAGCGCGCGCAGCGAGGTAGAGGAGAAGGCCAGGAAGGCATCCGCGCCCTTGAAAACCCACTCGGTCAGGGTGCCGAAAAACCCGATGATCTCGGGTTGGTGCGCGGTGACCCAGTCGGCCACCTGTCCCAGCGCCGGGCCGAATGCCTTTGCGAGCGCGCCGCTTATCGCGTCGGTCGAGGTTTCGATACTGCGCTTCGCGGTCTCGATCTTCGACGCTGCGTTGTCGCTCATCGTGTTGGCGGCGTCCTGCGCCGCGCCGCTCACTTTGCCAAGGCTGATAACCGCGGTGTCCAGGTTGAAGTCCGACAGCGCCATGCCGAGGTCCTCGGCCTGGGTGCCGAACAGGGCCAGTGAAATCTGGTTCCGCTTTACCGGGTCCTCGAGCTTGTTGATTTCGCCGAGCAGATCGCCCACGGCTGCCCGCGCGGTCGTGCCGCCGGTAGCGAATCGCCGTGTCAGATCATCGGCGTTGAACCCAAGCGTCTGGAACGCTTCCGAGGTCGATTCCGAGCCATCGACAACACGAATCGAGAATTCCTTGATGGCATCCGCGGCCACATCGGAGTCGCGCGCGCCTGCATTGACGGCCTGGTTGATCAGGCCAATAGCCTCTTGGCCGGACAGGCCCAGTTTGCGGAATTGCGTGCCATACTCGATCACCGAGTCCAAGAAGTCCTCGGACACGTTGAGCCCGTTGCGTTCTGCTGCGGTGAACAGGTCGAACGCCTCGGTGGCGTTGTCGGCCATCCCGGTCTTGATCGCCTGCCCGGCCGCGCGGGCGACCGCCGGAATCTCCTCGCCCATGAGGTCGGACACCGTGGACAGCTGTTCGACCACGGCTTGCGTTTCCTGCGCGGTCGCATGCGAGTCCAGCAATCCGGACTGAATCGCGCGCCGCGCGGCGTCCAGGTTGCCTTCGACGGACTCGCCGAACCCAGCGCTGTAGGCGCGCCCGGCCGCGGTGCCGATCCGGGCCATGGTGGCGTCATCCACGCCCAGGCGGGCCTGGGTCATGTCCATGGCCTTTTCGCGGTCCAGGCCGGACTTCAGCGACGACACGAACAGCCCGGCCACCGACGCCCCCGCGACGGCGAACGCGCCGCCGAGTAGCGCGCCGATCTCGCCACCCTTGATGCCCTTCAGCTTGCCGAGCATCCCGGAAGATGCGCTCTCGCCGCCCGCTTGGCCCGCCGCTTGGCCTGCGCTACCGAACGCCTGCGCCAGCTGGCGCGGAATCTGGCTGGTGTCGGCGACTATCGAGACGTATCCGGTAGCGAGTTCGGTTGTCACACAACCTCCTTCAGTCCCAGCCCAGGAATGTGTTCAGCTCATCGATGGGGAGTGCATCGGCCCGGCCGCCCACAGCCCGTTCTTCCGGCGGTGTAGCTTCGAGGGCCATACGGTGCGCGACTTCGCGCGCGTATTGGCCGGGGTGTCGGCGCAGGAATACGCCGAACTCCCACCAGCTCATCGAGTGCCCCAGCTCATCGACGCTGCGGCCGACGCTGAGAAGGTCGTAGGTAATGGATTCCTCGAAATCCGCTAGGACTTCGAGGAATCCGAGGATTCCCCCTCGGTCACCTTCGACGCCTCCCGCCAGGCATCCAGCAGCGACTGGATTTGATCGCGGTTCAGGCGTGCGGCCCGGATCCGCTCGGCCACTTCGGGATCACAGGCGGTGATGATGCCCAGCAGATACGCGGTGATCGACAGGTTCGTTCCCTGGATCGACACCAGGTAGTCGTCCACCTCGCTCGGCATGTAGTCCATCTTCGGGAGGCTGAGCACCTCGCCAGCCACCTTGAACTCGAACCGATTCTTCTTCAGGTTGGCTTTCGATTCGGGAACTTGGAACACCATGGCTCGCAGGCCCTTTCGTATTGCGCAGGCCCTCGATGGTGTGGCCCGACGGCACGGCGGGGCCTGCGAAGGAAAGCCGTGCCGTCGGGGTCTGTTAGGCGAAGGTGACGTTGTGTCCGGCCGAGGGGCCGACAGCATTCGTCACGATCACCGGGTAGGAACCGGCGGACTTGGCCGGCACGGTGATGATGAGGGTCTGATCGTTGACCACGAAGAACTTCGTGGCGGCGGTGCCGCCGACGGTCGCGCCGGTGGTGCCGGTGAAGTTGGTGCCGGTCAGCTCCAGCAAGTCGCCGCCCGCGACACCGACCGTGGCGGGCAGGTGCGCGCTGATGGTCGGCGCAGACGGGGTGGCTCCGGTGTCGTAGTAGCGGTACGCCTTCACGCCAGTGTCGTCCTTGTAGCAGGTCAGCGTGACGTCGAACGCCTGAAGGCCGTTGCGCACCATCGGGTCTTCCTTGACTGCGGTGATCTGCCCGGCCGGCACAACGATGCGGGCCTTCTTGGCGTTGTCGCGCATATCGAACACCCAGGGGTGCACGCCGAGCGGGTCGCCGGTCTCCTTGACGGTGGTGAGGCTGCCGACGGTGGTCACGTTCGCGGCGCCGAACGCCTCGGACAGAACGTCACTGTCGAACGCGGCGATCAGCTTCAGCTGGAACGCGGTGGAGTGCTGGTCCTGCGGCGAGTAGATGAGATCGCCCGACCAGTCGTAAATGTCGGTCGAACTGCGGTCGCCGGACGGACGGAGACCGTCATCGGCGACATACGCCAGCTTGGTCCAGGTGCTCACGTCACCCGAGACGCCGACGGGGAGTGTGGTGCCCGCGGGGGCGACCAGGACGCCGCCCGTCGCCTTATTGGGCGCGCCGACACCGATTTTGGCAACGGATGCTCCGGCCATGGCTGTGCTTCCTTTCGGAGGTTCGCAGGCCCCGAAATGGTGTGGAGTCCTCCCGTTGCCGGGTAGGTCAGATGAGTTCGCCGCCGATCAGCAGATCCGCAGTGAACTGGTAGCGCGGCACGCTCGCATCGAGGTCGGGGAAATTCACAACGCCGCCGACCTCGGTCACGTCCGCGATGTGGTGGCCCGCCACGTCCTCGCCATCCATCGCGAACAGCAGGGCGTACGTGGTGCGGGCAAGGGCGCTGGCCGCCACTTCCGTTGCCGCCCAGCACTCCACGAGAATCGAGCCGTAGAAATGTCCGGGGGTCTGGCGGTGAGTGGCCACCAGCGAGACGCGGACCATCCGCGACGGCATCGGGTTCGGAACCCTGGTCGCGACCTTCGCCGTTTCGCCGCGGCCGGCAAACGAAGCGTTCAGCGCAGCGACGACTACGGCCTCCGCGTCGATCGGTGCGACGGCTTCAGCCACGCGCGGCCCCGAACGCGCGAACCAGGATGTTGTGCTTGGCATTGCTGACCATGGCCCGAGCGGTGGCGGTGTACACCGTTGCGCGCCAACGGCCCTGAGGGTTCTTCTCGCCTTGGTCCGAGTTGACCAGGTACCCGGCCTCACGGCCGCCCGCTGCTGCAGCAACCGCTTCGGCGCGCCGCATCAGATCCACCCGTACGCGGGGTTGCTGGCGGACATCGTAGAGTCCAGCGTTATTGATCACCAGCTTCTTACCCATGGCTACCCCTCTACCTTCTGGAGATTCAGGACGCCGCCCGGCGCCCATTCGAACGGGTTGCCTTCGGTGCCTTGGACTTCGCCGACGACGGCGAACTGTCCAGCAGGTCCGTACGGCAGGTCGATCACGTCCCGCGGTTTGGCCGGGAAGCCGGGCGGTGCCAGTAGCTCGACATCGACCACGGTCCGGTCGTGCCCGGCAACCGCGGGAGTGGTGGCGGATGGGACCGACCAGCCGATTACGGCGTGCGCGGCCCCGGTCTGGTCGAGCGGGGGCGTGTAGACGTCGATGGCGTTGCCGTGGTCGTCCTCGCCCGTACCGGTCCAGACATGTAGGCCGATGGTGTGCGGGGTCGGGAACGTCATGGCGTCGCCGAATCCCAATAGGGCAGGCCAGTTCCCGCGCCGGTCGGCATGGTGTTGACGGTGAACGCCTTGCGCCTGGTCCCGCCCGGCGAGAGCATTCGCCGCTCGGAGGCGGTGAGGTACAGATTGCCGGTGGGGTTGGTGAAGGTCTGAGACTGCGCGTATGGCCCGGCGGTCTGGCTGGTCGCCGATACGCCCTCGGCGTTGCTGGCGAGCATGGCGCGTTTGACCATGGCCAGCGAAACCAGTTTGGGGAGTTTCGGATCGAACCCGGCCGTGATCCGGGCGTCAATGTCCGGCCATTCGGCGCGGATGATCGACGCCGCGTAGTCGAGCAGGGTCGTCGCCTTCGCCTGCTCCTCGGGGGTGAGGGGCCGCCAGTAGGCGGCCAGGTCCGTATACGTCGCGAACGCGGCCATGGGCGGCCCCCTTCCCTACTTCTCGGTCTCGGCGTCGTCGTCCGACTTGGCGGTGGCCTTGAGCTCGGTAATGCCGTAGTCATCGACCTTGCGCAGCCGGGCGGCGATCTTCGCGTCTCCGGTCTCGAAGCGGTACCGCTTCACGGTGACGCCGTTGACCAGTTCCGAGGACGCTGAGTCGAATTCGAACTTCGCCCACGGGGTTGCGCCGTCCTCGGAGAATTCGACGGCGTGGGTTGCGGTGAATACGTAGCTCATCAGGTCAGGTCCTTGATCAGGCCGTGGTACACCTCGGGGCCGTAGTTCAGACCGACCTCGCCGTACAGCTGGTACTTATCCGACGCGCCGGTCTTGGCCAGCGGCTCGACGAACACACCCGTGCCCTTGCCGGGAATGTTCAGGAACACCGGCCGGCACACCGACAGATCGACCACGCCGATCTGGTTCGCGGGGAACCAGCGGTTCACCATGACGCCAAAGGTGCCGAAGTCGGTGATCACGGTGTCCACCGCGACACCGCCAACGTTGCGGGTCTGGGTCGGGGTGTTCAGGGTCGCCGTGGCGTACAGGTTGGACAGGGCGATCTTCTGTGCCGGACCGAGCATCAGCACGGTGTTGTCCTGGTCCAGCGGGGAACCGGCGGTGAACATCGCCGAGAGCGCGTTGTCGATGATGGCCTTGGTCAGCGCGCGGTTGGTGCCGCCGTTGGCGAACACGTTGGTGGTGATCGCGGTCAGCACGCCGCGGGTGGTGCGCGCGGTGGCGTTGGTGCCGGGCTTGGCGTAAACGCCGGACAGGAAAGACTTCTCGATGTCCACGGCGACCTTGCGGAGCTTCAGCATCACCTGGTGGGCCAGCTCGTCACGAACCGGGTTGCTGGCCTCGATGTTGATGCCGTTGTGCAGCCCCACCGCGGCCTGCTTGGTGTAGCTGACCTCGATGGCCTCCTGGTGGATCTCGACCACGTTCGAGACGTTCTGGCGGTCCACCTCGGACGCGGTGGGTGCCGCTGCACCTTCCACCTTCGAGTTGTTGACCGAGGTGGTCTCCAAACCCTCGGTCTGCCACTCGAATTCGACCGAGTTCGTGGTGGCGGCACCGGACAGGCCGCCGATGGCGGACAGGAACGGGGTGTCACTCGGCGCGACCGAGAACAGTTCGCCCGTGTAGTTCGGCAGGTTGAATGTGGTGCCCTGCCCGGAAACAGTAGCCATGGGGGACTACTCCTTTCGTGGGTCGGCAGGTTCTCCCCTGCCGTTCAACGGTTTTGCTGCGCGAGCTTCAGCAGCTGGTCGGCCTTGATCGCGCCCGCGGCCTTCCAATCGCCGCGCGATTGCGCCTCGGCCGCCTGCTGGCTCGCAGTCAGCGGCGCACTGCCGGACTGGCCTTGCGCCGGATTGGGCCGCATCCCTGTCGGCTCCTGGACGCGAGCGAGGTAGGGCTCACGCTTCAGCAGCGCATCGAGATCGGATTTGATGCGGTCGGTGTCGATATCGCCCTGATCATCGATGTAGCCGGACAGGCCGCCGAGCAGCTGCACCGCCACATCGGGATTGGCGAAATCGGTTGCGAGGGCCTTCGCTTCGCCGCGCACCGCTCGGTCCCGGAACGAATCGGCTCGCTCGGTGAGGCGTTTCGCTTCATCCTGTGCGCGCTCGAGATCGGTCTTGGACTGCTCGGTGAGCTGGTCGAACTGCTTGGCCTTGTCCGCGTTGGCCTTCGAGCGGGTCTCCCACTCGCGGGCCTTGGCCTTCCAGTAGTCGGCCGTTTCGGTCGGCTTCGGCGCGGTCTGCTCGCTGGCCTGCGGCTCGGGCGCGGCGGGTGCCGGCTCCGGTGCCACAGGCGCGGATTCGGCCGCGGCCTGCTGGGTTTCGGGCTGATCGGACATGGTGCGGTCTCCCGTTTCGGGATCGGTCCGGGGCCGTTCGGCCTCGGGGGGTCTAGGCGATGCTCTGCTGCGTTCGCAGGGCCGACAGGATCGACTTCAGGTCGTATCCGTCGGCGGCCGAGCGGGCGGCGTTGTACTGGTGCATGAGCGTGTCCGGCTCGTAGCCCTCCGGGTATGGACTGTTGCGCCACACCGGGGTTGGCGTGCAATTGCAGTCGTCATGGAACTTGTGCATCCCGCCCGCGGTGGCCTTTGTGGCGTAGACAGCTCCGCGGGAGGCGAGGACAAGGCAGAACGCGCACGTCTTGCCGCTCGGCACCCGCGCCCACCGCGCTTTTGCCGGGTCGTGGGCCGCCGCGGCAGAGATCGTGGCGCGGCCGGGCTGCAACACAAGGCGTTGCGTCGCGTTGGTCAGCCGAGCCGAGATCTGCTCGGCCGTCGCGGGAACCTGGCGCACCACCGCGGCGGCCTCTGGGCCAGCTCCCGGTCCGGGAGATTCGACCACCGTGCGGTCGGCCGTCGCCCAGGCCAGCGTTCCGAGCGCCTGCTCAGCGCCGACTGGTTCGGCGACCGCGGCCGTGTAGCCGGGCCGTACCGCGGCGTCGGCGCGTAGCTCGTCGTACCAATCCGCGGCGGTCGTTGCTGTGATCCGGCCGAACGTCGCAACGAACTCCGGCCAGAACGCTTGCAGCTGAGTGACGCTTGGCTCGGTCGCCAGAAACTCGGCCAGCTGTTGCAGCGCAAGGTCAACGACGGCTTGATTCGTTGACCGGAACTCAGCTACTTGCGCTGCTGTTGCCATTGGGCACCTGCTCGGCGGGCTGCGCGCCCGGTTGCTGCGTGGGCGGCTGCTGGGCGGCGGCCTGCTGAGCCTTCGCGGCCTCGACCATGGCGCGTAGGTCCGCGCGGCCTTGCGCGCGCTGGCGGTCGCTGGCGATGCGGGCACGTTCCACAGCCGAATAGCCGAGCTTGGACAGCACCACGTCCGACTCAGCCGGAACCAGTTCGGACTGCACCTGTTTGGTCATGGCGTCGGTATCCGCGGCCGGGGTCGGGATGCCGGTCGGAGCCCAATCGGTCTCCATCGCCAGCATTTCCGGCGACAGCTGAGAAGTATTGGTCTCGACCATGACGGCCAGGCGCATGACCTGCTCCCAGCAGTCGCCGAAGGCCAGGGCCTTGCGATCGGCGCGGGTCTTCAGCCGGAAATCGCTGAGCCTGATCGCGTCCGCGCTGGCCGGGTTGCCTTCGTTGAAGATGCCGAGGTAATGCGGGGCCAATCCCATCAGCCCCGCCATGGTGCGCACGTCGAAATCGAGCAGCTTCGTGAAGTTCGACGGGTCGCCGGTGGCGAACGTACCGACCTGCGGAAGCGTGCCGTCCTCGTTGGCTTCGAGGGCGAGCATCTTGCCCTGAATGATCTCCCAGACGTTCGCGAGATTGCCGCTGGCGTCCTGGAATGCACCCTCAACGATGCCGAGAATGTAGCGCTGCGGGATCGCGTAGAACTCGCGCGCAATCTCCATCGCCACCGTGGTCCGGCACGCCCGATCGACCGTGTTGCGCCAGGCGTCGGTGATCTCCGAGAGACCCTCGCGCCGGTGCGTGCTCTGGCGATTCAGGAACGCCACCACGGGGACCACGCCAAGGTTGTGGTCGTCGCGATCGGCAACCTGCCAGCCCCGACTTCCCTGCACCAGGTGGATAGTGGCGTTCGGAAGGTACAGGGCCGCACGCTGTCTCGCGTAGGTCTCCGATGTCGGATCGGTGTCGATGTAGGTCTGATAGGCCGCCGATGTGCGGCGGCGGCGCGTATCGACTACCGCGATCATGTCGATGGGCGATTCGCAGGTGATCACCGGCGGGGCGTCCTTCGAGTCGCCAGGTCCGACGACTACGTAGGCCGATCCGTAGATCAGTGAATCCAGGTGCACCAGCGGGGATTCCGCGTCGAGGTTGTTGGCCTGCCAGATCTGCCACAGCGATTCGTCGGCCGCGGTCGAGTTGGGAAGCCGGAAGCCGTTCACGCTCAGCCGCTCATCGATGGCATCGACGCCGGACTGACACCAACCCATCACGGCCCTCAGGCTCGCCAGCTCCGGCGGCGTCGAAATGCCGAGGTTGGTCGGCGGCTGCATCCCGTCGTAGTACCAACGCGACAGCTGGAGATCGGAGCGCCGATCGAACAGCCGAGCCGCCAGCCACCAGGCGATGCGGGCCTCATCCGGCGTCATGCCCGCGGGCACGCCGGACAGCTGGCTTTGCAGCTCAGCAAGGGCCAGGTCGGCCACAACGGTCACGGTGACCTCCTGTCATCGCATGACGAGCGCGCGGCCGGTGCTGCGCTTGGGCTTGGTCGTGGCCAGCGCCCCGAACAGAGCGAGGGTCATGCTCACGATCGGGGCGATGAACGCGGTTTCGTCGCGCTGGTCCCAGCCCCACCCGCCGGCGGTGCCGATGGGGCGCTTGCGGGCGGCGGCCATCGCGTTCGCGGTGGCCTCCTGGTCGGCGTGGGTGAATCGGTCGGCGCGGATCTTGCTGTGGAGCTGGCCGCACGCCTTCGCCATGTCCGGGCCGCTGGTGGTGATCACCCGGCATCGCTTCGCGCGCAGGCGCGGCGCGAGTTCCGATGCGGGAGACATGTTGTCGATCACGATTGGGATGCGCCGCCCGGCGCGCTCGGCGATCCAGTTCGCCGCGGCGTCGGTGTCGAGTCCGGCCCAGATCTCCTCGCCGTGGGCCTGCTCTTCTTCGCCGAGCCAGCACGCCGATATCGAGATCTGTTTGTCGTGCGACATATCGACACCGAGGGCGTTCGGCTTGGTGCCGTCGTCCGGTCCTGGCGCGGCCATCGCGGTCCAGGCGCGCGCCGAGACGAGCGGGCGGTGACGGTCGAGTTCATCCCAGATGCCCATTGCCTCACGCGCCCAGGACTCCTCGGCCTTCAGCTTCTTACGAAGGCGCAGCATTGCGCGCTCGCTGGTCCGCTTCGGGAAACTGGGATTCGCTTTGCGCCACTGCGCTCGGTCCATGAGGTCCGCGCCCCGGTCGGCGGAGATCTCGATGTACAGCGACCCATCGGCCTCGCCGTCGAGCGCCTCTTGCCGCATGAGGGTGAACGCTTCGCCGGGGTCCTTCGGCCGCGGCGGCGTGCCCATCATGAACGTGAGTGGGTTCGGCGCGACGTTCTGGGCCGCGGCCATGTCCTCGAGCGTGGCATCGGTGAGGATCTGAGCCTCATCGAACACCAGCACGTCAACCTTGCTGAAGCCGCGGCCGAATCCGGACTCTCGGGCGCCGAACAGGATTCGGCTCCGATTGTTGAAAATGATCTTCTCGTCGCCCTTGCCACGGAGCACTTGCCGAATGTGCGGGGCGACCTTAGGCCGCTGCGCCATCGCGTCGAACGCCTCGAAGGTCTCTGCGGCAGTGGTCTTGCGGTGGGCTGTCCATATCACCGTGAGCCGCGGGAACAGCAGGCACAGGGCGAAGATGATGCAGCCGATCAGGTACGTCTTACCGACCTGGCGCGGGATGCTGATAACCACCGTGTCCGCGGCGTACAGGCCGTCGGCGCGCTTGGCGAGGATCAGGCGGCCTGCTCCGTCCTGCCAGCGGTCGAATCCCCAACCGAGGCGGCGGCAGGTGTCGCGCACGCTCGGCCAGCCTGTCGAGCGGATGCCCTCCGGCGCAACGACATGGCGCGCTACCTCGGACAGCGGCCGGTCAGTATCCGGTTCCGTCCCAGGCTTCATCTTCAGTACCCGCCACCACCGAGTGCTCATCCTCCTCGGCGATCTCGATGGCCTCGATCTCCTTGCCGATCTCCAGCTGACGCCGGGACAGCGCGGCGAGGTCGCGGGCGGCGGTGTTCGGGTCGTCCAAGGCGCGGGCGAGCCTGCGGCGCATGGCCTTCAGCTCCTCCAGGCGCGAACCCTGCTCGGCCGCTTCGAGAATCGTCGGCGGCTTCTCGGGTTTGGTCGGTACCGGGTTCGCATCCGGTGCTACGAGCTGCAACTTGGGTTTGCGAGGCGGCATCGGGCATCGCCTCCTTGCTGCGTCCTGTGGAAAATCTGAATGGAGGGGAGCGGCCTATGCCCGGAGCTGCCGCTGGCGGCCCGCAGGGGTCCACCCCCCAGGGTCACCAGGTCCGATCGGTCACGAACAGCCGAGGTGCCTGCATCGCTGCCAGCTCCTCGGCCATCTTGTCGGACTTCTGCCGGTTGCAATGCCGGTGCGAGGGCTGGCAGTTGTCCAGCGTGTCTGTGCCACCCTTGGCCAGGGGCACGATGTGGTCCACCTCGAAGGACAGTGGGTGAGGTGAGCGCAACGTGTAGTCGATCGCGCCGTGACACAGCGCGCAGTCCGGCTTACCGCGCCGCACCGCTGCCCGATGCCGGGACCGCGCCGTGCTGCTGCGCTGCTGGGTCATCGCCGAGCCGTTCGCCGCGCCGCCAACGCAACGCGGGTGTACGGATCGAGGCCAGGCACCCCGGCCTTTCGGTACCAGTCGAGCAGATGCGCGGTAGTCGCCAGCACGGCGACGGTCCAGCCGATCGGGTGCCGGCGGTGTAGCCGTCGGGCCGCGTCGGTCAGCTGCTCGTCCTCGGCCGCCAGGATGTCGTACGCCACCCAGGCCGCGGTGAACATGGCGAACGCATGGCCACCGCGCACTTGGGCCATGGTCAGCCCTTCTCGCTGAGGACACCAACCGGGGTGATCCAGACATGATCGATATCGGGAGGAATCACCGCGTCCGGATCCACGCCGAGGACGAACCGTTGTGGGACCGCGGCGAAGTACTCCACGCCGATCTGTCGCGCCATGTTGACCTTGTAGTCCACCACGTGCGCGTTGTGCTTCATCAGCCCCAGGCCCCGAACAGCCAGCAGCCCAGCACGTTCGGCCACCACAGCGGTAGCCGCAGGATCGGGTGATGCAGTGTCATCAGAAGATCGCCCGCACCAGAGCGACCAGCAGGTCTTCCCAGTTGATCGCGTGCAGCACAGCGGATCCGGCGGACATCAGGATGGTTCCCATTGCGTTCTCCTCATCGGTTGGGATCGGGTTGCCCTCGGCGGGATTTGAACCCGCGTTGACACGCCGGGGCTATTCGTCCGCCCCAACCCTGTAGGCGAACCGGACTCGCACCGTACGGACCATGCCGTCTTCGGCCGCTGGACTACGAGGGACGTTTGAGGCCCCGGCCGTCAGCGGGGGGACGGACTGGCCGGGGCGCGCCCAGGCTGGCGCACAGAGGTAGCGGGGGGGGCTCTGGCGACTCTGGCCGGGACGTGGGCTTGCAGCGCGTAGCATCACCCGGCCTTGTCGTCCCCGGCGGCGCGCTGCAAGAACGAGAAATGGCGTGCCCAACCGGGCACGCCACTCCTGACGATATTCACATTAGCAGGGACAACGACGATTCAAGGTCAACCCTTGGGCGGCAGCGTGAAGTCACGGCCGCCGTGGATGCCGCAGCGGATCTCGGTATGGCCACCGACCCAGGTCAGTGTCCAGGTGGGGTAGGCCCAGTCCTTGCAGACCACGCACCACTCCGACATGTCGTTGAGCACCGACGAGGCGAGTTCGCTGCTGCCCGAATCGCTCATGAACCCATCCTACAAAGTGCTGTACATCGATACATGAATGCTGTATAGTGATACATGTCGGAAGGGATCGGAAACCCGGCCGACAGACCGAATAATCACAACCCGAAAGGAGCCCCGAAATGGGCAGCTTCGAACCTCTCCTTCAGTTTCACTTCAAGGCCCGCTCGCTGGACGTGTACCGGCGTCTCGCGAAGGTCCTGGGCGCACTGGACACCCCGATCGTGATCAAGCCCTACGTGCAGGGCATCACGACCGGCCAGATGGTCGGAAGCCTTCAGATCGCGCGCAACGCGCTCCGGGGCGCTCAGATCGCCGAGAACATCCAGGTGGCGCTGTTCCACAGCGTCACGGAATGGCTGGCCGGGATGGCGTTGCTCGGGCTGAGCCTCCGGGCCGACTCCGAGGACTGGATGCTCGAAGCCGCGATCTACGCCATGGATCGCGCGAGCGAGGCAGTGGGACTGGCTGAAGAGGATCTCTTGCGGTCCTTCGGCCAGGAGTAACAGCAAGAAGCGGGTGCCCGGTCGAGAGGCCGGGCACCCGCCCTGTAGGCGTGTGACAGGCCAGCGGGAGAGGCAAGCCTCCAAAGTCGGAACCCGCTGGCCTGACCGAATAACCCACCCAAGAAAGGAGGTCACCCGCGATGGTAGACCCGAATCCCGAAGCCGCACCAGCGGCCGGACTGACCACCGCCGAGATAGCCGAGCGCTACGGCCGCAAGCTCAACACGGTGCAAAAGCACTGGGTTACCGACCCACGATGGCCTGCCGCCCTGCCCGTCAAGCGCGGCAAGTGGAAGGTCTACGACGCGGCGGCCGTCGATGAGGTCGTGCGGGCGCTGTTCCTGGTCGAGCCCCCCGAACCGGCCGGGGATCCGGACGACCTGCTGACACAGGCCGAGGTCGCCGAGTACCTCGGTATCGCGCCGAGCACGCTGCGCGGGTACATCTCTCGCGGCCAGTACGTCGAGCCGGACGTAACCGAGGGCGGCCAGCGCTGGTACCGCCGGACGGTCGATGCGAACCGACCGAAGCGGCGGCCGGCGGTTAGACGCGCGGATCGTTGACGAGCTGGAAATCGTGCAGGCTGTTCGCGTCTCCGGCCGCCGTGTAGTCACGCCCGACAACTTCGGCGGCCGGTAGGTCGCAATCACGGGCGATCTCAGAGACCGACAGGCGCATCGGCTTCGTGCTGGTGTGCCAGGGCGTCGCCGCGAATGCGTCGTCACCCAGAGCGCCCAGCACGTGCAGCGCCACGCGGCCGTCGGCTTGTACTTCGTAGGTGGGCTCGGGCGCGTCCAGGTCCCAGCTGTCGGCATCGCTCATGGTGTGGATCCTCCCTGCCCGTTCGTCATCCGCGCGAACTCGGCCGCCTCACCCAGCATGTCCGATAGGTGCCCTGCTTCGTCGGCCAGGAAATCCATCGGTATCCCCACCACGACGCCGCCGATCCGTACGCCGGTCGCCAGCATTCGCACCCATGGGCCTTGGATGGTGACGTAGCACTGCCGGGCGGCCACAGGGTCGGTGATCAGCCACGCATTCAGCAGGGATTCCAGCGCCACCGCGTCCTCTTCGTTCAGCCGCGGTTCCAAGCCCACACGGCCGAACTTCGCCAGCGTGCGCAGCCGTAGGTAGTGGGCCGCCTCGATGGGCGGGTGGTGCTCGCTCATAGCCTCTCCCCGAGTAGCACGGCCAGGACTTCCTGGTTCACCTCGGCGGCCGTGAACTTGATCCGGATCCGGCGGCCGTGCGGGTTGTCCTCGCGCCAGCACCGATCGCATGACCGGTCCGGCGCACCGAATCCCCAGACCAGATACGCGCATTCGGCGCAGTGCCTCGCGCTCATGCCGCGCCCCTTCCCTTGACCTTGTGCTGCATGTGCTTCACCAGCACGTCGCCGAGCGCGAAAAACTGCGTGTCCCCGTCCTGTGCGCACGGTTTCAGCCCGTTGCGCACCAGGTAGCGCACCCGGTCCCGGTTCAGTCCCTTGCCGATGTCGCCGAGCTTCCCGGCGATCTTCTCCACCTGGTAGGCCGTGAGCACGCTGGCATTGGCCGCCGCCAACCGTTCGGGGTCGATCACCACCGCGTCCTCGGGCGGAAGGTCAATCGCCTGTTCGCATTCGGCCACGCCATACGCGATATCGTCCAGCGCCATTTCCGCGCCCGGGGTCAGCGCCAGCGCGTAGACGTTCCGGTTCAGCCAGCGGGCCGCGGCGGTGAGGCTGTCGGCGTCGGGCAGGGTGACGGCGCGTTGCTCGCACACCGCCCGTATCCAGGTGGTCAGCGCGTTGCGCAGGCATTCCCCAGCTTCGTACGCACCGAGGTGGATCGGCAGGGCGGTGCGGTGTCGGCCGCGGCGCACCGCGCCCAATCCGGACTTGCTGACGCGGGCCTGCTTCGTCTCGGTGATGGCGAGATCCTCGGCCAGCGCGGGGATTTGGCGCAGCAACTCCTGGAGGGCGCGCACCTTCGCGCGGTCGAGGTAAAGGTGATCGGCATCCGTCGTCATGGTCACGCCTCCGGGGGTCGTCGTCCACTGGATATGGCCACGTAGTCGCGCACGGTCATCAGGACGAATTGCGCGCCGGGGTCGGTGGTTCCGCGCCGTTTCGCTATGACGATTCCGGCCGCGGCGTCGTCGTTGCCGCGCTCCACCTCGGCCTCACCGAGCCATTCGCCCGCCTTGATCTGGCCGCCGTAGTCCTTGCACTCCACGACGATTCGCCCGGCGCACGCCCCGCGGAGTCCGGCGATATCGCCGCGGTCCTTCGCGCCGGTGCGGGTTCGCCGTTCGATCCGGTCGTCCAGGTGGGCCGCGAGGTAATTCGCGATGAGGGTCTCGAATGCGGTTCCGGCCCTGCGGGCGCTGGCGCGTGAGCGGGTCACTCGGTCACCTCCCGTCCGGGGAAGCGGGTGCGGTCCCGATGGCAGCCTGAGCAATCGAATCGTGCGATCGGGTCGTAGTAGCTCTCGCCGTCCTCGCCTTCCACGATCCTGTCGTGAGGCAGGCGCTTGCGACAGGCGAAGCACCAGCGATCGCCCACCGGTTCGCGGCTGAAAACCGCCCAGGATGTTGGGCGGCAAACCGTGATTGCTGTGGCGGTCATTCGTCCCCCTTCAGGATGGTGCGGAGCATGGCCAGCGCCGAGCCGAAAACGCCTCTCGGCGTGGGCGCTACGGGCGGTTCGATGGGCAGCAGCACGCCGCGCGTCGGCGGGATGGGTTGGGGTCGCCGGGCGGGAATGATCAGCATTTGCGAATGGCGTTCCCGCGCAGCTTCGTACGCTTCGAACCAGGGGCGGCGGTCAGCGCTCATTCGGCCACTCCCCTACCGCCTCGGCCACGGTGTCGAGCAGGCTGGTGGGCTGACCGTCTCGCCATTCGAGAAGCTCGGTGATCACCTCGCGAGCGTCGTACAGGACGACCCGGTGCGGTGTTGCCAGCAACTCGCGCAAGACGGAACTTGAAACACGCTCAGGCATTGGTCATCTCCAAAAGTTCCAGCAGGTCAACGGGTTCGCGCTTCAGCGCGGGTACAAGGGAGGGATCGAGCAGCAGGCTCAGCACCAGCGCGGTCAGGGCGATCGGGTCGCGGGTGTCCTCGGGAAGCACGGTGTCCCAGGTCTGCGCCCACTCGCGCACGGCCGCCGGCATCGATTCGCCCCAGCGCTGTAGGCGGCGGTAGGAGACCCGCGCGTCGCCGATCAGTTCGCCGAATTCGAGACGCTTGGCCTCGCTGTTCGGGTACCGCTCGACAACTCGGACGGTGCGCCATTCCCCGACGACTGCCGTTGTCGTGCATCGGAAGTCGAAGCCGTGGCCGCCGCCGGATCGTGTGCCCTCGCGCCGGCGTTCGGTTCCGGATTTCGGCCAGCAAAGGAAGTCGTAGACAACGCTGTCCGTGGCGAGCAGCAAGGCCCGTTCGGTCCACGTGAATGCGGCGCTGGTCATTCGCTGGGCTTCGGGCTGGGCTTGCTTCAGCGATTCCGGCCACCTAGCCGCCACGCTGGCGAGTGAAACCCGCTGGGGTGAAGGTCGGTTCACGCTCGGCCCCCGATCGGTCCGCTGTGAGCCTTCGGATTGAGACGCTCGAGGCACGGGATTCGCTGCGCGGTGCCGCGCCCGGTCACGCACGCGCAGTTGGGCTCGGCGTGGCAACGCGGGCACTCGCGGGTGATCGCGCCGTTCACGTCGTACGCGGACCAGACCGGATCGCCCTCGGCGTTGATCGGCAAGCCGCCGGAGTACGGGGCCGCGGGCAGCGCCGCCCGGAAGTCCTCGCCCGCGGCCTTGTCCAGGCGGTCGCGCAGCAGGCCACGGGCAATGCCGACCACGTGGGCGGGCTTGATCCGGTCAGTCGAGGTCTTGTGGTGCACCACGACGGCCTCGAGGGCCAGCGCCTTGTCTAAGTCGCCAAGGACGGCGTGCCACGCGATCACGTCGGCCTCGCCGACCGTGCGCAGGTCGAAACTCGAGATGGCCGTGAGGATGTCGGCGACCTCGGCGCGGGTCATGGTCATTGCTCCAGCGCCTTCCGCTCGGCCTGCTCCTGCGCGGCGAACATGGCTCGGACGGCCTGGGCCTGTGCGACGCGCTGGTCTGCGGTCGAGCCGCCCGGGGCCGCGGTGGCGGCCGGGCGGTTGCGGTTCTTCACGACTTCGGACACCAGCGACGGGAGGACGCCGGGCCCGACGTTCGGTTTCGTGAGCCACAACGCCAGCGCGGCGCGGACATCGGCCTCTGGGGTGCCGGACTTCAGCAGCGCCCCGGCGCGGATTGCGAGATCGGTCCGCACGGGATGCGGGTGCTCGTCGGGGATCTCATCCCGGACGAGCTTCCAGCCGTCCACATCCACGACCGGGCCGCGGGGCGGCGGCGGTTCGTCGAAACGGCTTTCGCTCGCGCGCGCAACGCCTACGTAAGGAGATTTAGAACTCTCAGTTACGTACTCACCTTCACCTACACCGGGGTGATTCGAATCCGGTCGGAATGCCATCGGTGATTCGAATCGGGTTCCGACGGGATCAGAATGGGATTCCGTTGGGTTTACCTCGGCATTCACACCCCACCCGGAATAGTCCCGATCGGGGTCAGGGTCCGGCTTGTACGGGTCCAGAATCTCGATGGTCTTGCGGGCCTCCACGCGACGCGTGCGACGCAGCTCGTCCGCCAGCACCTTGCGGAGCGCTTCGCTCTCCACGGCCTCGGCGCAGGTGAGTGCGTTCTTGAACAGGTACTTGTGTTTCAAGAGCCCGTCATGCCTGATGTACGACCGGATCAGTACCTCTTCCGTCTCGGTGTCGATCACGATGAACCGGCGTTCGACCAGGATTGCGAGGTCTCGCATGAGGCTGTCGGCGTCGATCTCGTTGCAGCCCTTCGCCCACTTGCTGAGCATGAGCGGCTGTACGCCAGCGTTGTTCACGGTCGGTTGCGAGAGCAGCTGGATATAGAGGGCCTGCGCGGTGCGAGGCAGCGCGCGAAACTCCTTGTCGTTCCAGATCTTGCACAGCACGCGGCCGTGGTCGCGAGTGCCTGCGGCCATCAGCTCACCGCCCTTCGCTTGAATGTCCGGTCATAGCGGGGTCGCTCGGCGCGCAGGGCCTCGCGCTCCAGCTGTCGGGCGCGGTGCTCGGTCAGTCCGGCCACGTAGTAGATGGCCGAGATCTCGCGAGCCCATGGGGCCCGCGCGAGATGGGCTTGCCAGCGGTTGTATGGCTCGCCGGTGATGCCGATATAGATCGGCTCGGCATCGGCGTTCAAGAAGCGATAGAGGACGTGCTCACCCGCGCGGAGTTGCGCGGGTGGCACCGTGGCCTTGTTGACCACGGGCGGCATGATGCCGACCCCATGGGCGAGCGTGCGGCGTCCGAGACCCATCTAGTCCTCCTCCTGGTCGTCGCACGCCGGGCACACCACGGCGTCGTCGCCGTCGGTGTGCGTCCAATCGACCTCTCCGAAGCAGAACTGGCCGTTGCCGTATCGGTCCACGCGCGCCGTCACCACGTACGAGCTGTCGGCATAGAAGCCCAAGATGTCGCTACCGCGCCCAGGGCTTGCCTCGGGCGCGTAGCTGATCGACAGGTCCCGCACGTCGCGGATCGAGGTCACGCCGTGGGCCTGCGCGAACCCGACCAGCTCGGCCAGCGCCGTGTGTTGCGCCGCAGTGAGTTCGGACATCACTGCACCGCCCCATTGATCGCCATGGCCAGCCGCTCGCAGTGGCCGAGCCGCACGTAATCGAGGCCGTGCCGCCCGTCGAACAGGTAGCCGCGCATGTACGCGATCGCGCCGGACCAGGTGCGCCAGTTCTCCGGCGACCACCAGCGTTGCCACGCACCGCGTTTCGCGCGCTCCAGTAAGTCCTGCGCCCACCGTTCGGCGTCCTCCGGCGAGCGCAGCGACCACCAGGCGGTGAGGTCCGCGACCGACCGGAGCGGGTTGCCCGCGGGCAATGCGGTGATCGGGTCGCCTTCATTCGCGGCCCAGGACGTCGGCAGGCCGAAGATGTGCCGCTCGCCCGAGATGCCGTAGCCGCTAGACAGCCACGCGCCCGGATAGAAGCCGTAATCACCGCGCGGGCGCAACGGATCGGCCACCAGGGCACACGCCCGCACGTCCAATTGCGGGTGCAGGCCACGGCCGATCTCGGCCGCCAGGTCCCCGGCGATGCCCGCGCCCTGGCTGTACCCGCCGATGACGGCCGGGTACGGACTGCGGTCGATGGCATCGATCAGGGCCTTGCGCCCGATGGCGCGGCTCTCGGCATACGGCATATCGACGCCGCCGTACGTCGCCGGGTACGGAACCGCGCGGAAGCGGAACCGTGCCGGGTCCAGGTGCTCGGCGAAGGCCAGCGATACGCCATCGGGCGCGGCGCCGAATCCAGTGCCGGCCAGCCAGAGAACTTCAATCACGACGCACCCCCGCTCAGGCCGAGCGCGACGCGGATGTGCGCCCGGACCGCTTCGCGCTCCTCGTTATTCAGCGGCACGGCCGCCGTCACGTACGACGTGATGAGCAGGTGCAACTTCTGCTGTTCGACCAGCGCGGCCAGCTGGTTGGCGATTGCGCGCAGCGCGCGCGGCGTGTCCTGCGCCGCCTGCTCCGCCCAGGGGTCACGGATCATTCCACACCGCCATCTGTCGCGCGGACCGCGGCCAGTTCGGCGGCCAGCGTCTCGGCTTCGTCGTAGGTCAGCGCGCCCACGGTCTTGATTTCGCGGTCCAGGATCTTGGACGCCAGCGCCAGCTGGTCGGCTTCCTCGGCCACGCCGAGGGCGGCCAGGTGCTCGCCGATCACCTCGGACTGCGCCTTGGTCATGCGCCGAACGGTGCGCCGCTTCGCCTCAGCGTCACCTGTGGGAGCTTCCTTGACGACCGGTTCGGGTTCCGGCGAAACAGGTTCGGCCGCCTGGTCGGCGTTCCATTCAACGACGGTCACGGGCTGATTGGCGGCGGCCAGGTCGTCGCCGAGCAGCTCGGCCGCCGAGACGCGCTCGGACACGACGCGCACCGGGGCGGGCGCGGGCTCGGATTCGAGATCTTCGGTGGTGCGCGAGATTCCGAGCAGGACATCCGGCGCGAGGCGGCGGCAGACCTCGGCGGCGGCCTTGGCGTAGAGCATGTTCGCCGGGTCCGTCAGGTATTTCATGTTCCCGTCGAGCTTGCCGTTGCTGTTCAGCGCGTATTTCCCGGTCTTCGGGTCGATCCGTGGCACGTACCCGGCCTTGGTGGCGCGGTCGATGGTCCACGTGCACGTTTCGATGTCGCCGCTCGGCGCGGTGCCGGTCACGGTCGCCACGGTCTCGGTCGATTCAATGGTCTGGAATCGGTAGCCGCGCCGCTTCAGCAAGGCCACCATGGTCCGGGCGTAGATGGACGGGGTGCCGTGCACGGTGAATATCTGCTGTAGCGACTGAATCGGGTTCAGGCCGATTTCCGCGCCGTACAGGATCGCCACCGCCGCGTCGGCAGGCTTGCCGCGGTAGACCGTACCGACGAGCGGTGTGCGGCACAGCTTCTCGGCCAGGTTGTACGCCGTGTCGATGATGTCGGCGTACATGGTGACTGCGCCGAGCGGATCGCCGAACCCGGATCCGAGCACGGGGACGAACTGGTCGGTGGTGGTCGCAACTTCGTTGCTCACGGGCGGTACTCCTGGTTCTTGTAAGCCCAACGGGGCAAGTCGATTTGGTGGATGACGGGCGCGTGTCCGGGCCATTCGTCGGCCGCGCTGCATTTCGCGTAGATGTCGAGAGCGCGGCGCACGGACTCGCGCCCGAGGTCGAGCGCGCGCGGCGGTAGCTCGCACACGCTCACCAGGTAGGGCGGGCGCTTGGACACGACCACCCACAGCCACGCCGAAATAGGCAGGCCCGCCAGCTCGAAAACGTCTTCGTACCAAGGCTCTTGGATGTGGTAGCCCCACCGCGCAACCGCGGTGCCGAACTCGTCGGGATCTGAGGATTCGTCGGTTTTGAGGTCCACCGCGATCCGCTGGCCGCCGCCGGTCTCGCGTAGCCAGTCGGTCCGGGCGCGCATCATGACCCCGGTCTGCGGGTCACGGGCGTAGGCGCTGAGTTCCGCTGTGCCGCTTTCGAACAGCGGCCCGGCCACCGGGTGGTTGCGCACGCTGGCGGCCATCGCGCGTACCTGGTCCACCTGAGCGGGAAGCAACGGCACTTCGCCGCGGGCGCGGATCGCCTTGCGCCGCTGCTGATCCTCGGGCTTCTTCCAGTTCGGCGCGTTCACCTGGATGTACCGCGCGCCCTTGCGAAGAACCTCGGTGTGTACCGCGGTTCCAAGCTCCATGGAGTCGGTAGGGACGCGTGCCTCCGGGTGGTCCAGTTCCCACTTCCACTCAGCCGGGGATATCGCCAGCAGGCGGCGGGCCTGGCTACTGGAGATCGAATTCCGGTCGGCGTGGTAGACGGACTCGGGGACACCCGAGTAGACGCCGGGCTCGGTCGGGGCGGTCACGCGGACACCCGCCATTCGAGAAGCTCCACCCGGGCATCGACCACGGATTGCGCCCGGTCGGCGAGGGCCTCGCGCCCCTGTTCGACCGGTACCCATGTGGCCAGGCACAGAAGGATCTGCGCCATACGTTCCGGGTCGGCCTGGCACGCGTGAGCGAGCTGGCTGTAATGAAACTGCGCGCCCACGTCCGGATCTCGCACGTCGTAGCAGATGGCCAGGGCGCGTTCCGCGATGTCGTCGCGGTTCTCGTAGCGGGCCATCACTCGCCCCCGCTCGCGATGCGCTCCAGCTGCTCGCGCAGCCGGACAATCCTTCCGGCGACCGAGTTGGATGATGTGCTGGTGCTGTCGCCGAGATCGACGCCCGCGTATACGCCGTGACGTGCGTCGAGATCCAGCGCAAACCGCGCACATGCCCTGCGCACAGGGCAATCGGCGCAGATGGCGACAGCCTCATCTACTCGCCGTCGGCGGTTCATGTCATCGATCCGGCCGGGCGGGAAGAACGGCCACGGCCTGCCCTTGCACGCGGCGTCATCTTGGAGAGTCGGCACGGTTCACCCCGCCTTCGCGTCCGTGACGGCGCGGGTGATCGCGCGGTCACGGTCCCGTGCGACGAACTCGCGGCGCATGTGGTCCCACGACGAGAACCCGAATGCCAGGGCGACGCAGTGCAATTCGTGGTCGCTGGCTTCGCGGCCGTTGGCGAAGCGGATACGCTGCTCGCTCACAGCGCCCCCATGTCGTCGGCGATATCGCGGTCGCGGTCGGCGTCGGGGTCCTCGGGGCGGTCCTCGCCGTCGTCGTCGGCCTCGGCCTGCGCCAGCAACTCGCGTTCCCAATCGGTCAGCGCCTCGCCCCTGGTGGCCGCCTTCCACTTCTCGGCTTCCGCGAGGGATTCAGCCTTGGTCCTGCATCCGGGGCACTCGTTCGGATAGGGGCACTCCACCCGGGCGTGGTCGCGGGCGTCCTGCGGCGCGGGCCGCATGAGGGCGCAGTCGAGTTCGGTCATGCCGGACTCGGTGCCCTCGGCTTTGGCCATGCGGCGCGCAGCGGACAACTTGGCATTGATCAGGTCGGCCAGGCGCTCGGCGTCACGCGGGGTCATGAACAGGCGCGTATCCGCGGTCAGATCGATGACAAGCTGACGCCCGTCGTGCGACCAGTGCACGCCCAACTTGCCGGTATCGATGATCTGCATCGTGTCGAGGAAGGTGTGGGAGCTCATCGCGCACCGCCGTCCAGGCCGTGCTGCGCCATCCACGACGCGGTGGAGGTCCACCCGTCCACGGGCGGCAGGTTCTGCAACCACTCATCCCAGGGCGGCGGCCCGTCCACCGGATCCGGGCGCAGCGCCCATTCGCCGTTTCGCACAACCGGCGTCGCGATGGTGATGGGCTGCGTGTCGTCGCCGCGCCACTGCGGGGCGGCGGGCCGCGCGGGGCGGTGCTGCAGAACGGCGCGCACCAGCGCGCGGGCGCGCCCGGTGTGCTGGCCGATGGTGTGTTTCCCCATTAGGATCACTCCTTGATCTCTGGAATGCGCCCCGCCGAGCTGGTACCTCGCGGGGCGCAGGTGTTTTCAGGGGTTGTTGGACAGGACGCCCGGCGCGGGGGTATTGCCGCCCACGCCGGGCGTGCTGGTCTCCGGTGCGAAGACCGGGGACGTATCAGGGCCGGTAAACCGGCAGTTCAGGCAAGAGCAGCCGCGGGTGTGCACGCGCATGTGCGCGCCGCGCTCGGCCGCCGCCTCATAGGGCGCGAACCATGGGGCGCTCATGACGCCCGCCGGTTCGCGGCGCATTCGCGGTCCACCTGTTTCTCGCTGGGCAAGTTGCGGTAGAAGCGCTGAAGGTCCTCGGCGTCGATCAGCAGCGTGGAACCGAGGTAGCGGCAGGCGATCTGCCCCTTGCGGACCAGCTGTCGAATCGTGGATTCGGCGATACCGGTGGCGTCGGCGGCCTGCTTCGTGTTGTAGGAGATCTGTACAGGACCAACGGGATTCATGACGCCGCCCTCCGCGTGCCCGGCGTCGCCGCCATGGCCTCGATAGCGGCGCGAATGTCATCGGCCGAAAAGGTCCAATTCCGCCCCGACTTCCGCGCGGGCAGCTGGCGGGCGCGGACGCGCTTGGTGAGCCAGTCCTCAGTGACGTGCAGTCGGGCGGCGGTCTCGGCGAGGGTGTAGAGCCGCAGGTCGTCTGTCATCGCAGCTTCTCCGCAATCGTGTCGAGAACACTGCTGAGCTTCACGCCGAGAACAGCGGCGATCCGGCTCAGTTCGTGGATGGAGAAACCCGTCCGGCCGTGAATGCGTCGCTGCCAGGTGGACGGGGTGATGTTCGCGCCCTCGGCGACGGACTTCTCAGTCCGGTTCGTCTTCGCAATGGCATCGCGAACCGTTGTCGCCGTAGCCGCGTTGATCGCCGCTTCAATGGGGAGCATGTTGACCATGCTAGGGACAGATTTGTCCCTTTACAACCCTCACTTGTCCCTTTCGGTGACTATCCAGGGACTATCCAGCTACCGGCGGCGCGCCTCGACACGCAGACGGCACACTTGTGGAATGGTCAGTTCTGGCCCTTAAATGGACAACATGAATGCATCAGGCGCCAGCCTTGGGGACCGGGATGACGAGATGGACGAAGCCGCGCAGAGGCTCGACATCGCGCTCGGTAAGGCGATCATGGTCTTGCGCGCCACACGCGACAAGATGACCCAGGACGAGCTGGCCGAGCTGGCCGGCATCAGCAAGAAGACCATCGGCCGGATCGAGACCGGCCAGTCGTCAATGCGTATGCCGCAAATGCTGCGGATCAGCAGGGCTCTAGGTGTCCAGCCGGGCGAGCTATTGGAAAAGGCGATCGAGCTCGGGGGCTAGGTCGTTCAGTACCCGGACGGGATCGAAACCCCTCGCGCGCACTTCGACCACGAACCGCGCCGCGGGCATATGCCGTGCCGCCAAGATCAGGTCAGCCAAACCTCGGCGATCGTCTGGCATACACCCAGGAATCCGACTCGCTGAGCTTCGGAACAATCCCCGCCCCATCGGCTTTAAGTCCTCGCGAGACTGGGCCGAATTGCCCTCCGGTACTGCGTCTTTCACTGCGCCCTCCGCACCCCGTAACCATGGGCCGCGCCAGTGCGTCAACTACGGACCGGGCCGCCTAAACCAAGGAGTGCTGGCTCTCAAATCGAAGCCAGCAGTGGTAAGGGTAGTACCCAGATTTGGGTACTGCAATAAGGGCGCGCGCGATAACCTGGTGGCATGGATCGGGGAAGCCTCAACAGGGCGTTCGGGCATGAACTGCGCGTTCGCCGTGAGGAAGCTGGGCTACTGCAACGTGACATGTGGAGGGGCCTTGACTGGGCTAAGAACACGTATATCCGCACGGAGAGCGGCGATCGCGGCGCGACGTTCGAAGAGATCTTCGCGATAGCTGCATTCCTAAAGATCTCTCCCACAACGCTTTTCGATGCCGCACGGACACGATACGAAACGGGCGACTACCCGATGGTGACATCGGCGGATGAATGGCGTGACATGCTCGGCTTGTGACCGGTCGGTTTCGGTCCGGAATGTCGGTGTCCGCTCGTAGGATTCGCGCATGTTGTTCGTGCTGGTCGGGTTTCTCGTGCTTTTGCTCGCGGTCTGTGTCGCCCGTATCGCGCTCCTGCCCTGGTCGTGGCTTACTTTCAGCCTGGTCTCGATTGCGCTCGGGTTTGTTTTCTACTTCCCCTCAGTCGATCACGCGATGGACGGCGCGCTACGACGCAGCGTCGGTCTCGCAAACCTGTCGGACCTCCTGCATATCCTGCTGACACTGGCCGCCTGGTGGGCGCTGGGCGTGATGGCGCTGCGGGCGCTGCGCCGCGAGTCTCGGCTTGATGCGTGGTGGCGCGACGTTCTGGCCGAACACGACCGCACGCGCCGATTGGTGCACGCGATTCACGGCCATCGACCGCGAGCGATTGCGTCCCTGTGGCTTTGGACCGCCGCGAACGCCGTCACGGCCGCCGTAGTGCTGGTGATCTACGCGGCGAGCGATCTGCCGCATACCGAGGTGGACGACATGCTGGACCTCGGCGACATCGGCACGCGCCTACTCACTGCGATGTATGGCGGGTGGGCGTTCGTGGGCGGCGTGCTCGTGGTGACGGCCGCGGCGACCGGCTTACGCACAACGGCCGAACGCGATCTTCGGCCCGCCCTGTGGGTGATGGTCTGCGTTGGCACTTGCGGCATCGGGTATGCCACCACGGCCGCGACCATCGCCGCGATGGACGGTGTAGGCGCGCTGCAGCGCCATGCGCTCGGCGTGATGTCCGTGTGGGCGATTCCAGGCCTGGCGCTACTGGCCGCGAGCGGATCGGCGGCGTTCCTTGCCCGCGGCTGGTGGCGGCCAGCGCATCGCTAGGCCAACTCCAGCAGGCCATGCAGGTTGCCGAGCGACTTGCGGGCGGCGTCCAGATTCACTGTCTGGTATCCGCGCGTCGTGATCACGTTCGAGTGACCCATGATCGCCTGAATTATCTTGTCCGGGACGCCTGCCTCCATGAGGAGGGTCGCCGTCGTGCCACGCATCGCGTGCACATCGACCGGTTCGGCGATTCCTGCGCGCGCCTGCGCCGCCGCCCAGCCCGCGCGGTCCTCGTCATCCGGGACGGGCTTGACACCCTTGTAGCGCTTGCTCGGCGGGGCCACCCACACCAGGCCCCAGGGGTTCGGCTCGCTGTTCTTCTTGTGAACCGCCAAGATCGCGGCCAGCGGCTCAGGAATCGGGATCATGCGCTGGGACAGCTTGGATTTCGGGCGGGTCAGCGCCGCCCCCTTCCAGAGTGGCCGATGCTCGAAGGCCGCCGGCACATCGAACCGCTTCGGATCCTCGGAGTCCGCGCCCTTGTGCAGCGGAAGCCATTCCAGCTGCCACGCCAGATCCAGCACGCCCTTCTCCAGGTCCACACGGTCCCATTCCAGGCCGAGCAGCTCGCCCTGGCGACCGCCGAGCATCAGCCCGGCCGCCCAGCGGGTCACCATCGCGTCGTGAGCCTCGAGCGCCTTCAAAAGCACCGTGCGCGCTTGCTCGGAGGTGAGCGCCCCATGAGACTTCGAGATAACTCCGGGTTTCTTCACCAGCTTGCACACGTTGCGGGTTACCTTCTGGTCCGCCAACGCATCTCGGAGCGCAGCGCTCAGTACGTTGTGGGCTTCCTCGACTGAGCGCGTGGTGTAGGGGACTTCCTCGCCGCCGCGGGTGTAGGTGGCAGCGAGAATCCAGGCGTGCATGTGACGAATGTCATTGGTGGACAACGACGAAAGGATGCGATCGCCGATGGACGGAATGATGCGAGTCGCGATGGCCGACTGATATGCGCCGTACGCCTTAGGCTTCAGGTTCGGTTTGGCCGTGTTCACGATCCAGTCTTTGAGATACGTCTCCACGGTCAGCCGCTTGTCGGTCTGCGGAATGCCGTTCGCGACATCCTCTTTGAGCTTGTTCAGCCCCTTTACGACGACCGCGTAGTCCTTCGAGTAGATCGGCTTGGACTTGTTGCGCTTGCCGTCCGGGCCGCGCGGCAGGTCAATCTGCCCTACGACCATGCCGTCCGCCCTGCGGAAGATCGTGCCTTCACCGCGGGCACGGCGCGCCTTCTTTGGTGCTGCATCCATCTTCTTCAGGACACGCTGGACGGCCGCTAGCCGCTTGATCAGGTCCGCCTGACTGGTCGCGGTCACCTCGAGGGTTTCCGACCAGATGCCGTCTCGCTGCTCCATCGCCGCACCTCGGAATCACTGTAGGCCAGAACTGTAGGCTACAGCACACTGATGACGACTGATCCAGGCAAAACGCGCCAGTTCTCCAGAGACACGAAAAAAGCCCCTGATCTGGTGATGTACCAGATCAGGGGCTCTTTCCTCT